CATCACTTGCTGTTAAGTCTGCAAAGGCTGTGAAGCTTGATAAGTCTGAAGTGTCTACTGCTTGACTACCGTAAACATCTGCAGTTTGTGGATTACCGTCTGCATCGTTATTAGCATCGTCAGTCGCTGTTAGTCGCCAGTGAACATTGTAAACCACATCGCTTTGACTGTTGTGCGTAGGGTAAGTATCTACAGTTGATACGTTCCATTCATATGATATTGCCATTTTATCCTCCTTTTAGAGTGTTAATTTCAGATTGTAAGGTTTCAATCTGTTCTTGTTGTTCTTGGATTGCTTTTATTAGAATAGGTACAAATACACTATATTTAACTGATTTAGTAACTGTACCTAAATCTTCACCTTCCTCATCATAATCTTTGTGGTCTTCTACCATACTAGGAAATATAGATTCTAGTTCTTGTGCAATTACTCCTATTTGTTTGTGTTCTTCTCCTTTTATATTAAAGTTTCTAACTTTTACTTTGTTTAAATCTTCTAATTTGTTAGTAGCATCAACTATATTTTCTTTTATTTTAGAATCAGAAAGAGAGCCATAACTATTATTAGTATTTTGTACATTACCTGTACTAGCGTTTACAACAAATCTTCTATTTCCACCATTATTGATGTAATCTATAACATAGCTACCTGAAGCTCCATTAAGGTCTACAACACCATTACCTGCTGCAACTGTACCAACTCTAACATTACCAAACATTTGAACAGTACCAGAAGAGTCAATACGCATTCGTTCTGAGCCAAAAGTGCCTGTGTGGTTTTGATAAGTTGCAAAACGTAAATTATTACCATCATCAAACCCTATGGTTGAATTGTCATTTGCAGAATGACCACCAAATAAAAGTATAAAGTCACTCATGTCTGAGTTACCTACTGCAAAATAAGCATCATTATTTGTTGCACTTGAGCGAATACTAGATGCCTGAACCCCAGTATGATTTACTTGAAATCTATCAGCAGGACTCGAAGTTCCAATTCCTATTTTTCCAGAAGAGTCAATACGCATAGCCTCTGTTGCTGATGCACTTGCTGCCTTAGTTTCAAAAATTATATTTGAGTTTACAGAGCTTGATGTATCTGTTGAACCTGCTATTAGTTTCAAATCATTACCACCTGAGCCTAGAGCCTCTACTCTATGTCTGACAGCACCACCATCTGTTTTAAATTCTATTAATGCTGATTCTTCCCCACTATCATTATCGCTGTCACCTTCAACAATTAGTCTAGCTTCTCCTGTTGCTGAAAGGTGTAAGTTACTTGCAGGACTTGAAGTTCCAATACCCCAACCTGTTGAGTCTATAATTGCTCTCTCAGTTCCACCAGTATCAAACCTAATCTTATCTTCGTCAGAACTTTCTTCGACCATCACTTTAGTATCGCCATCAGCGTCTGCTAGTTGCACCGCAGAGTTAATCTGACCGACTGCTATTGATACCACTTCTATTGACACTCCGTTAGCGGGAGCAGTAGAGAAGGTTAGAACCGCATTACTTATGCTGTAAGTTGCTTTTTCTTGGTAAACACCACCAACAAAGACTTGCGTGTTGTTTTCGTTAGTCGGAGCTGCCGATAGCGTAAAAGTAGTATCTGAACCATCGCCTGTAAACTCGTCTACTAAAATATTAGACGCTGCTGCGGATATATCGGTAATGGTGTGAGTGATGGCTTCTACGGCAACACCTGTTGGCGGAGCAGTAGAAAAAGTCAGCGTTTGCCCTGAAATGCTGTAAGTGTCTTTGTTTTGATAAGTACCGTCTATATAGACTTGAACTGCGTTCTCGCTTGTCGGTGTGACTCCTAGGGCTAGGGTTGTGTCGCTGTTGTCTCCTGTCATGGACGCTAGAACCATGTTTGATCCTTGCACATTGTTGAGTGCCGAGTAGATCGTAATGACTCTGCCGTTAGCAGGAGCTGTAGAAAAAGTGACGGTTGTTCCTGAGACTGTATAAGTATCGTGAGCTTGGAACACACCGTCTATAAATACCATAAGTTGTTGTTCGCCAGATACTGCGTTGGATATAGTGAACGTGGTATCACTACCATCGCCTGCAAAAATATTTGTAACTAAAAAGTTACCTTCACCAACATTACCCCAAGCAGAGCCTGAGTAGCCTTCAAACTTAGACGATGTGGTGTTAAATCTTAAATCACCTGCAACAGGCGAACTTGCTCTTTGTGCAGTTGTTCCTGTGGGCACATTAAGAGCTGTATCAAACTCTCTAATAGTTTTACTAGCTGGTAAAGTACAGAACACATCTTTTGTGCCTGCACTAAAATCAACAGCACTATCGCTGTTAGTGCTAGAAAGAATGGTTGTTCTAGATAAAGTATCGGGTGAAGCATCGGTAACTGTACCAATGCCTACCTCAAACTCTGCTGCTGTTTGGTGTGCAATACAGTAATAGGTAACATTACTGTTACCTACTCCAGCAACAAAAGTTTCGAAACCTGTAGCTGCACCAGCAAGATTTACCGTGCCTGTGCCTGTACTAGTTGTGGTTTCCTTAACTCTATCGTTAAGAACAAATGCCATTTATGCGATTCTTATAATAGCGTTGGATGCGTCTGCGGTTGGAAACTGAATAGTAAAGTCTCCGTTAGTAGAAGTTTTATCTCCTCCAAATGCTAATACTGCTACTGCTGCATCACCTGAGTCACTATCATTAAAGATTAATGCTCCGTTAGCAGTAATAGTAGCACTAGAAAATGTAGTATCTGCAAAGTCTGTAAACGCTGTTGTGCTAGAAGTTGTTGGATCAACTCTAGTTAAAGTGTTTCCTTTAGCAGTATATCCTGTGCCTGATACTTCATTAGAAGTAGTGTAAGCAGTTGTTGCTGCACCTAAACTAGCTGAACTTGTGTATAAAGCTAATTGAAAGGTACTACCGCCTGAGTTTAAAAAATTGTGTTTTGCTTCCATCAACTCTTTCTTGAAAGAAGTACACATCGCTTGTGAAATTGCCATTACAGCCTCCTTATAATATCAGCCATATCTCTATGACCTTGTTTATCTAATAAACCAGCTACCGTAGAACGATCACTAGCTATAGCCTGTTTTATATACATTAAAACAACCTGTTTGATTGAATCCCTAAAAGCTTCTGCTTGTGCTTTTACCATAGGGTCTGCACCATCGCTTATAGAAACCAATCTCTCAAGTATTCTTTCAGTCCAATATTCAGGACTTAAACCTTTATTTTCTGTAGTCTCAACTATTACAGAACCCACATTTATATCTGTATCTACGCTTAACATTACGACCTCTGTTGTCTCAGCATACCCTCATTACGAGTATCAATAGTATTATCAGCTTCTCCAAGATTTTTTAATCTAGATATAGCTTGAAAGTATCTTTTTTCATATTCTTGCATCATGTCAGCATCACCTTTCATATAGGCATAACCTTCTATAAGCGACCCATAAAGTAATGCATTTGTAGCATTTGTTGATAACCAAGTTGTTCCGCTTTCAGCTCCTGCAGTTATAGAAGCTGGTCTATAAAAATAATGTAACTCTACTGTATAAGCTTGGCTAGGAGTTGGTGCAACAATAAAAGTAGTGTCATCAAAAGTAGCGTAATGCTTTGGTTGTCCCGTTGCCGTACTATCAGGATAAGCCTCTCTAATAAAGTTTACATCTCTAAAGTAAAGAAAGTATTGACTGCTACCAACATGCACTGCCAGAGAGAAATTATCAAGAAAATCACTAGGGGTTGACAGGTACTCGTTACTAGCAGTCAAACTTCCAGTTACATTCTTCCTAAAATTAGGAAGCTTAACGGATTTTAAAATTCTTTCTTCAGCTTGTTTAATTATCTGAGGAAGATCAGAAACAAAAGTTGTTTCAGTATTTTCCAAATAATTTTGTATCAAACTTTTTAATTCGCTATATGTCATATTAAGGTGTGTTAGCTGTACCACCCATACCTGAGTGATTTGTACAATAATAATAAAGAGTTGGTGCTCCAACCGCTACGGTTATTTGTGTATAAGCTCCTGAGCTACCAGGTGTTCCGTTAGTTGTTACTCCTGTAGTATATTCAGAGCCGCCTCCATGAGTACCATTTGCAGTAGTAGAAAATCTTAAAGGATGACCACTATTACTTGCATCTGATTGATCGAACCTGTAGGTGCTGCCTTCATTGAGCGTCAAAGTTGGATACACCACACTATCTATATAAAATCTATTACCGCCTCCATAAGAAGCAACAGTTACTGTATAAACCGTATCTCCTGAAGCACTAACCGATCCTAAAGCTGAGGTACCTGCAACACCCGTTACTGCTGCTGTATCATCAATACCTGTTAGAGTTACTGTACCAACACTAGCAGTTCCTTCTAAACCTGTTATATCTGTGCTAGTAGAGCTAGTTTCTCCTGTAGTTATGGTAACTTGTCCAACTTCGTTTCGCATGACCATACCTGTGCTATTGACAGGATTAAAACCAAAATACTCTGTAGATTCTTTTTCTCCAGAGTCTGTTCTAGGATCATACAAAGATACGTTATCAGAAGTTTCTATATCTCCTATTCTTAACTGTGGATGATCAACATCAAAACAATCGTAACAAACTCTAAATCCATTACGTGAATCATCTTCTATTTCGTATCTAAGCTCAGACAACTTATACGTGAATCCACATCTATCACAAATGCCTAGAGCTTTTTTTCCAGAAGAATAAGCCATTACCTATAGACGCTCATATTAGGCACAAACTTTACAGGTGCTCTTTCTCTATCAGCGTCACTTACTTCATTCCATAATTCATCGTATCTAGCTTTAATCATAGGAACCTTATTCAAAGCTTCGTTGTTTTTACATGCTATATTGTATGCTAGAGCATAAGTTAAACACGGCAAATACCTGGCAGGAACATCAGGATTAATATCTGCATTTGCTCCAGCGTCTTCTATTCTTTTTATGTAATCGTAAACTAGGGTATAAGTTTGTTGGGAATCAGGTGTAGACCAGACAACTATGTTCATGCTTGAAGTGCCTTTGTCTACAAAATATTGAGTTGGTTTTGATTGGGTAAGTTTTTTTGCTTGATGATTGTATTCTGTTCTAGATATACGTCTTAATCTTTGATCGAATTGTTTTTGTGTATCTGCTGCATCTGTTCTTATAAAAGCATCCACTATTTCTAGAGCAGACGATTCTGCAGCATACGTATTAGTTCCTGCTGTTAATGCAGTTGTGGCTTGTTCTATTTTCCATAGATTTAAACCTTTGTTCTGCCACTCTAAAAAAATTAAATTTAAAGCTCTTTTTGCGGAATTATATTCGCCACCTGACATCATAGATAAACCACAAAGATCATAGGCTTCCTCCATGATCTCTGTTAAGTCTAAATTAAAAGTTGTAGTGCCACTTGTAGCCATTATTTACTCCTTTTATGTTTTCTTCTAATAGCCTCTTTACCAGATTTAGCTATTTTAGCTTGTTCGTTTTTACCAGCTACCTTTGCTCGTTGTTCTAATACAGTTAATATTTGTATTTTTCTTGCAAAAGGTTTATTGATTCTTTTTACTTTAGCAACTGTAGCCCTTGCATCTGCAGGTGTTGCATATTTAATACTAACGGTATCTTTTGGATTTTCGTCAGTATAAAGTCTTCTATCAGAGCCTTTAGGTTTCTTACCCGTTCCTACCTTTGGGTCTCTTTTTCTTTTCACTATTCTTTAATTTTTTTTTAGAAGCGGGTGCTTTCTTAGTCATATTTTTAAAGTTTGCCCTGGACATTACCATTTTACTTTATGACTCCAATATCTTGCACTTAACTTACTAGGACTAGCATCTTGTGCATTGTGCCTAGCATAATAAGATTTTTTCCTAGCTTTGTCCTTTTTTGTTTTGGGATTTTTGCCAGCTCCTTTAACTCCTTGTTGTCCAAATCTAATAGTCTTAACTTTGTCGCCATCTTTAGCAACAACAACGTGTGACTTCTTAGGATGGTTAGGGGTGCGTTTTGGTTTGTTATAACCGCTAACGCCTGCCCTAGCCAGCCTTGGGTCTTTTTTAGATTTTTTTTGGCGAGACACTATTTAGTCTTGCCGCCTCCAAACATTCTTTTAACGTAATCTTGAAACATCTCAGTTCCCATACCACCACCTTTCATTTTACGCATTTCAGTTTTCTTGCCAGCACCTTTTTTCTGTACTTTGGCTTTCTTGCCGCCACGCATCATGGTAGTTTTTTTAACTTTAGATTTGTTTCCGCCCATCATTTTTTTGACTTTGGCTTTCTTGCCGCCTTTCATCATGGACATTTTTTTTACTTTGGATTTTTTTTCTCCAGCCATTTTTGTTTTCTCCTACTCACAAGTGAGTGAAAATCGTCATTGAAATAATTCTCATAGTAACCTTTAGTTCTAATACTATCAGAAGCCTTTATTAAAACATCCAATCTCTGTACAAAAATTTGATAATAATCTTCATCAGAAATAGGATTGTAATCAGTTTGATCTACAGCGTGTGATATCTCTGTGTCAGGATGCGAACCCATGACCCATAGATTCATCGGTACTGCGTAATCGTTAAGAATATCTATTCTCTTTTCGACCTCACCTATTGATATATCTTCGTAGTCTGTAGCACAATAAATGATTACATCATACGTATCGTCAAAAGATTCAATCAAAGTTAATAAATCTTCCCATAAGCCTCCCAAGCCTAAAATACATTTCACTCTATCTTTAGTCCATGAGTTATTAGCAAACGGGCATGCTGGTAGATTGTTATGTTTTTTACTTGGTTTTTCTAATACTTCACGGCTCCATTCTCTAATTTCTTTAGACAACAGAGCTTGGTCAAGCATTATTTTTTCTTAGTTTTTTTCTTAGCCTTTTTCTTGGGAGCTTTCCCTCCAACATAAGCTTCGTTTATGTCTGGTGTAGACGGATCATCAGCCACGTAGTGACCTTTGTTATCCCTGGCTCTGACACCGTTTAGCTCATCTGCCTTTCTTTGGGCATCTGCTAAATCAGGATCAGGACCAAAAACAACTTCATAAATACCGTCTTTGTTAGCTTGCAAAACATTATATTCTGCAGGAAAGTTTCCGTTAGTAGCTATTATTGCTTTAGCCATATGTACTCCTAGTCAGAATATACTTTTACCATTTCTAAAGTTATGGAATAAGTATCTCCTGAACTGTGACCTTTTGTTGTAAATAGAATGTCGCCATTCTTCCCTGAGCCTGCGTTATTAGGTATACCGCCAAATTCGCTGAAGTCCATGTGACCATTACTACTTTCTGCTAATTCAGCAAGTAATACATTGGTGCTAGCGTTAAGGAATAATTGTACAGACATGCCTACTACAGCATGACTAATACGCAATACTCTAACTTCAGAACAAGCAGTACCAGCAGCGTTAGCAGCTAAAGCAGATACGTCTACTTTAGCTACTGCTGATTCTCCTGTGCCATCGCTGACATTGGTAAACTTCATAACACAGTTACGCTCACCATCTAAGATGGTTTGACTTGTTACTGTATCAGCCATAATTTATCTCCTATTAAGCGTCAGCAAATGGAGTGACTATTGTGCCAGAACCTAAAACTAAGCCTTCAACAGCATATTTATTATCGGCTATAGCAGTTACTTTAACGATACTACCTGCGAGTCCACCTTTGGTAGAACCGTTCATAGTGATAACATCATTCGATGCACCTGATATAAAAGTTTTACCAGTAGCATCATCTACGCCAGTATAAAGACCACCGACAAACTTATCAGTTCCATCAGTAAGAATATCCATATCTGTAGCTGCTGTTTCTACTACAAAAATAAAAGTAGCTCCTAAATTATTAGTTTGATCAGGTTCATCATCTCTAGTCGGTGCTGTTGCATCAATAGTCGGTAAAGTAAATTTACCGTCAGCATCGTTAGTAGTTAAAATTTTCCCTGCGTGTGCAGCCACAGTTAAAGTTGTGTCTGCGGTTAAACTGACCACATTTGCATTACCAGCAGAAATAAATCCTGCTAGTGATTGTATTGGTCCACTAAAAGTTGATTTTCCCATATTAAGTCTCCTTAATTAAATTTATCGTCTTGGGTTGTCTGCTAGGTCAGTCGATAAACAATAAAATTCCTAGAACAAGAAAAGGGGGAGCTTACGCTCCCCCATCTCTTTAGCTTGATCCAGGTGATCCAAAGATACCAAGAGGATCAGATACACCAAAGGAATATCTTTCTCTTGCTTTATATCTTACGTTACCTGTATTGAAGTCTCCGTCCATGTTAGTAGTCATTGGAGCTCTAACAAAGTGCTTCATGCCATCAGGCACATCAGTTGTGATAAAGAAAGCATTTGTATCAGTTAAATAATGATTAACTGCAAAGCCTTCAGGAATCACACCGTTGCTTCTAATAGCATTAATGTCATTGTCAGAAGTTCCTACTCTGTACTCACTTTCGAGAAGTCTTGTAGCCACAAACTGCAGATCAGATGGAACGATCAGTTTTCTTGGTCTAGCTGCAATTTTTAGACCACGTTCATCTGTCCATTTACCAATTTGAATAACTGCATCTTCTAAAGATGTTTCATTCAAATCAGCTCCTGTAGCAGGTCTGTTTGAGTTTTTGCCACCATTTACGAGTGGGTGACCGTCACCGCCTGTCACTCCATCACCTGATGCAGTAAATAAATTTACCCCGTCACCAGATTGAAAAGAGTTAGTAAACCCATTATTCAATGGAACTGCTGCTTTCACTTGCTTTGTGTAAGCCATAGCTCTAGCAAGTGCTTTTGTGTATCTTGCAGATAAAGAAACATAGAGGTTATCCTCCATTGCTTCTTCAGTTACTGCAAAACCCATTGCAATAGTTTCGTGAGTATAACGAGCTACAAAAGATTCTTGAGCAGTATCATAACTGATAGCTGAACCTTCATCTTTCACAGGAGCTGCACCAAATCCTGATAACTTCAACTCTTCTTCGAAACTTCTTTCAGAGTTTTCTGTTACGTAGACTTGCTCATGCTCATTTTCGTAAGTGTTGTACTCCTCACCAAATAAAGCGTTTAAACCAGGAAGAAGCTGCTTAAGCTCATTCGCTCTTGAAATAGCTGCCATATTACCCTCCTTAGCCTATACCTGTTGTGTTCAATAATTGATGTCCAACGTTGAACATCACCAAAACGTCTGTAAAGCCATCACCAATAGCACTATCAGGACCATCAACAAAGTCAATGATCTTCAATGGTAGTGTATTAGTAGTAGCAGCCGTACTTCCGTCAATCGCATTTCTGCTTCTGCCAATGCTAGTTGAACCTGCAGTTTGCACAACAGCTACGTTCTTGCCAAGGTCGTCTTGACTAAGAGATTCGTCTGATTGCATTTGCATAACTAGAAAAGGATCAGAAGCAACATAAGCCATAATATCATCCGCAGCCGTAGAAGCTGGATAATGTTGGCTAAAAGTTGTTTGACCAGAAGTTGGATCAGTATATGAAACTCCTAAGAATACTCCAATAGGAGTCAAGGAAGTAGTTCCTGTATCCTTTTGGATTGTAGTGTTAGGGTTTCCATCTGCCCACTTAACAAAGTCACCGTAAAAAATTGCAGTAGCATAAGCGTTAGCAATCTTATAGTGAGTAATCTTTGCATTGTAAGCACATGATACTAATGAACCAACCGGTCTAGCACCCATAGGTGTAGCTGATGAAGCCATAGTATTTACTCCTTCTGCATAAAAATGCAGACCAAAATATTAATTTAAGACTCTAAGAGTCTCTTCCAAAAGTCGTTTTTGAGTTGCGTTCAAATACTTGTTTGGTAGCCATCCTGCTGTCTTGATCTTTGAAAAAAGTATTATCGACTGCTTCTATTTGCTGTCGAGCTAAATTATCAAAGTGTTGAGCACGCTCATCAGCAACCTCTTTAGGCATTTTGCATAGTAGCTGTCCGCCTATTTCGATGTTACCTTTTGATGCCCATTCAGACTTATGATCCATCATATGTATCTGTAATTCAGGGTGGTCTTCCAAACGACAAGGCTGCCATCCCTCACGAAATCTTTTAGATACATTAGGATTATCTGTATTCCCAACTAAAGATGTTCTTATCCATCTAAATACCCATCCTTCTTGGGGTGTTGGGTCAGGTAAGTTACCTTCATTTTCCCAGTTTCTTTTTCTCTGGGTAGCCTCTCGGCTATCTAATCCCCTAGGGGAACGCTCTTGGTTTTCAGGAGTATCAGCAGAAACTGCCTCCACTTCTTCGGTGTTATTTATTTCTTCTGACATTTATGCCTCCTTTAATAATTGGTTTGCATACTGCTCAGGACTTATACCAAGTTGTCGAGCTATCTTAACTTGAGTCTGAGTCAGTCGGACTTGCGAAGGTTTAGTTTGACCGCCTTCCCTCGATGCGGTTGCAACAACTGTTGATGGTTGTCGTTTAGGTTGTTCTTCAACCGGTGCTTCTGCTTCCGCTTTAGCTTCAGGTTGAGAAACTCCAAAAAAATTTGGAAACTGTTTACGCATCTCGGTATCTACCTCAGCGTAGTATTTATCTGGGTTTTTAGCAGGGTCTACACCGCCTTGCTGTAATCTTTGATCTACATACATAGCAAATGAAGTCATCTCTCTATGCGTTGGGTCTGTGCCCATAAACCAAGGATTTTTAGCTGCCCATCTTTGTAAATCAGGATCAACTTGCTTAGGTGCTTCAGGTGCAGGCATTTTCTTTTCTATTTCGGTTTGCACCTGATCTGCCATGTTATTAGCAGTTTGTTCAGCTAAGACAGCTTTAGATAGTTGCTCTTGAGCCTGTGCCATCTTTTCTGCATCGCCTGCTTCATAAGCAGCTTTGTATAAAGTTTGAGCATTTTGTTTTGCCCACAAAGCATTATTAGCTGCTTGTTTATTGAGTACCTCTCCGCCTTGATCTACAAAAGCTTGTAACTTTTCATTCTCTTGTAACAAGGTTTGCAATCTTTGCACCGCCTCTTGCGATTCTCTTTGTGCGGCTTCTTTAGCTCTACGTTCCTCGTGATACTCGTATTTGAGTTTGTTGATTCTATCGCCAGCTCTTTTACTGTAGTCAGTTATTTCTGCATCGACTGTTTCATCATCTGCAGGTTCTTCTGGTTCTACTTTAGGCGGTCTTCTGTCTTCTTCTGGAGTATCGTCTACTATTTCAACTGATAGTCCATCGTCAACTTTAGAATCTATTTCTACTTGTTTGCCAAAGAACTTTTCTTCTTCGCTAGTCGTATTAATTGACTCTTCTATAATTGGTTCTTCGTTTATTATTTCTGGTGTTTCGCTCATGCTCTAACTACTCCCGTTGGGTCTTCAACAACTGCTTCCACAGTGTCATCGTTAATTAAAC